CACAGCGGTGCTACGAGGACGCGGAGCCGTGGCTGCTCGCGAACCGGCCGGAGCTGCACGCGCGGTTTTATTTTACAGGCGGCGCATAAGTATGGCAGCCGTGCGAGACTTCGACCCGACGCAGATCAATTCCGATTTTTCGGCGATACTTGAGCAGGCGGGCGTCGCGTTCACCTATCAAGGGGTTTCGGTGACTGGCATCTGGGCAGCGGCGAGCAATGCATTTGCCGACTTCGAGGACCAGCGTCGCGAGGACAGCAAATTTACTGTGTTCCTTTTGACGTCGAGCGTAAGCGCGACGCCGAAAGTTACCCAGACGCTTTCACGGGCGAGCATCACTTATTTCATTGAACGCGTGACCTTGGACGCCGAGGGCGCGGGCTGCGAAATCAGCGTCGCGAAGGTGATATGATTTCAATTTCATCAGACACCAAGAAGCTAGAGTATGCGCTCGCAAGACTTGCCGACGCTGCAAAGGTCGATCTCGGTCTAGTCGTGAAACAGGAAGCCGCCTACGTCGCAAAGGCGGTCATGCAGATCACGCCGCCGACCGGAGACAAAACAAAAAAAGGACCAACGGTGGCGACAGTCACGGGCGGGCAAATCACGAAAACAAAAGCAAGCGGACTCAGCACAAACGCAAAGGAGCAGGGCGAGAAAGCGATTCTGGGCGACTTGTTCGGCGGGAATAAAATGGCCAAGGAATTTCAGATCGGCTTGTTCCAGCGCATCGGAAATTCAACGGAAGTTCCACCGCGCGGCGGGCGGCACGAGACGATGGGCGTCAGTCTCGGAAATGAAGGCGGCAAGAAAATCCGCATCTACCGGAAGTTCTGGCAGGAGTCGGCCTCCATTGGAACGATGCGCGATTTCCATTTTGCAAATCGAACCGAGCGCGGAAGGCGGAGGCAAGTCACGAGGAGTCTGGTGGGGCGCTGGGCGGTACAAGACCAGATGTGGGTTTCGGAGGAAGCAGCGAACGCGTATCTTAAACACACGCAAAAAAAGGTCGGACTTGCGAAGGCTGGATTCGCCGCTGCGGCAATGGCGTGCGGCGTGCGCGTGCCGTCGTGGATTCGGCGACACATGGCAAAGGCTGGAAACGCTCAGGTGCACTTTGGTCCAAATCCGTTCGTGGTCGCGCGGACTACCGGCAACCAGATTCCTGACCTACAACGCGTGGTCGATGGCGCCTTGAAGATTCGTTACAAAATCACAATCTCGAAGTATCGCGCAATTCTTGCAAACCGCGCCGTCAATCTCGGCTTCACCCGCGTCGGCGGAGCAATGCCAATCAAAACAGCAGCCGCATGAGCACACGCACCAACATCCGCACCGCGACGGCGAACGCTCTCACCGGCGCTCTCGTCGTGCCTACCGCGAACATCCTTCGCGGGCGAAACAACACGATCGCGAGCATCTCGTTTCCCGCCGCCGCCGTCTATGCAGTCAGCGAGCAGATTGAGGTGCGCACGCTCGGGCCGAGCAACCGGACGCAATACCGGCAGCTTCAACTCATCGTGGACTACTTCACCGCGGAGAGCGGGACGTATTTGATCGACGACCTTTTCGACACGGGCAGCGCGGCGGTCGAGGCCGCAGTTCTCGCCGACGTGACGCTCGGGGGCCAGTGCCGCGACCTTCATTTGACGAGCGTGGATTATGTGATTGAGCCAGACGAGGACAGGCGCTTCGGCACGGCTCGGCATACTTTCAACTGCATCTATTTAACCACCGACTAACATGGCAAACCATCTCGGCCGCGAAGGCCTCGTCAAAATCTCCACCACTGCAATCGGCGAGCTGCGGAACTATGCTCTCAGCCATTCCTCGGACACTGTCGAGGATTCGGTCATCGGCGACACCTACCGCACGCGACTCGCGACGATGAAAACTTTCAGCGTCTCCGGCGATCTCTATTGGGACGAGAATGACGCCGGCCAACTTCTGATCACCATCGGAAGCTCGGTGACGCTCAACCTTTACCCAGAGGGCGCGGACACCGGCGACCGATACTATTCCGGCGCGGCCATTGTAACGAAGTTCGACATCAGCGCATCGTTCGACGGCATCGTCGAGGGCTCTGTCGCTTTTGAGGGTAACGGCGCTCTGAGCACGCTGACCGCCTCCTAATTTCTTAGCAGCAAAACACACACAACACATGGAAGCAATCGACCTAGTCAGGGAACACTTCGCCTCCCTCGGCACGCGCAAAATTGAAGTGCCCGAGTGGAAGCTCGTCGTCCACGCATCGCCGGTCACGCTCGGCGAAAAGAATCGGCTCTATCGTCGAAGCAAAGAGAACGACATGGAGTTGCTTGTGGACATCTTGATAATGAAAGCGACCGACGAGCACGGCGCGAAGCTCTTCACGATCGAGCATAAGCCGACGCTTCTGAACAAGGCCGACAGCAACGTCGTGGGACGCATCGCCAACGCCATTCTGGCCGATGACTCGCCGAAGGTGGATGACCTAAAAAACTAATCTACGGTGGGAAGGCGGCAGACCTCCTCACCGTTTACGCTCTCGCGGACCGTCTTCATAAATTTGCCCACGAAGTGCTCGCCATGCCAGCGCAAGAACTTAACGGCTGGCTCGTTTACATCGAACACCAAAACCGGAAACTGAAGCACCATGGCTGAAGCTACATTTACATTACGCGCGGTTGATTCGACGAGGGCGGCGTTTGCGGGTGTTCAAAATTCACTCTCAAAACTTCAGCAGTCCGCAAAGGGAATTTCTCAAATAACCAAGCTAGCATTTGGTGGTCAAGCCATGCTCGGCGCGCTGAACATGATGAAGCAGCGGCTCGACTCAGTTGTAACCGCAGGGGAAGAGGTTGGATTCAGCGATGAACAAATTATTGCCGCGTTACAGATGGAGAGTCTGATTGAAGGGACACTAAACCTTTTCATGAAGCTTCCGCTGGCTCTGGCGCAAGTTGGTATTAGCATCGGAAATGCTTTCGAGCCTCTTACGAAAGATCAGATCTCAAAAAAGCTCGATGATCTGAAATTAGTGAGATTCAAAAAAGAAATCGAGGCATCCGGTGAAACGCTCTCTGGATTGAAAAGGGACTTTGATCAAATAGGAATGTCGCAGGAGCAATTAACTGCGGCAAAAAGGAATCTTGCCGTCACGCTTGGTGCAGAACTCGACGCGATGCGCGGAAAAGGCGACCCAGTTGCTACCGCGAAAAAGGAAATCGAGCTTCAAAAGGTTCTGAATGAAGTGAAAAAGGACGACACGACAGAGACGCAAAAGTTAGCGGATTTGGAAAAGCAATCCGGAGCTCTTAGGGCTCAAAATATGACGATTGATTTGAAGCAGATGCAATTGAAGCTCCAAGCCGATAAAGACCGTTTGAGCACTTTATCATATGGAGGAAAAGAGGACACGCCATTTATTCTCAATATGAAGGCAGAGGAGAAAAGCACTGCGCAGAAAATCAAAGATCAAGAGGAGATGATTCGACTTTTGCCTCAAGTTAAGGCCGAAGAGGAAAAAATTAACGCTCTCATGAAGGAGCAAAACAGACTATTCGACGAAGCCGGCCAAATTCTTGCAACCGGATTTGAGGATGCTATTCTCAGCGGGCAAAAACTCAGCGAGGTGCTTCGCGCAATCGGGCAAGACTTGGTCCGGCTTGTTTTCAGCAACATGGTAACGCAGCCGCTAGCGAAGGGAATCGGGACGTTCCTGTCTGGTATGCGCGCCGAGGGCGGACCCGTGAATGCAGGCGGTGCCTACATGGTCGGAGAAAAAGGCCCCGAGCTATTCGTACCCAGCTCCTCTGGCAGCATCGTGCCGAACGGCGCAATGGGCAGCAGCGGCGGGGGCTCGAGCGGCGTGACCGTAAATTACAACATCGCCGCCGGCGTCTCGCGCGCCGAGCTGGTGCCAATCCTCGAACAAGAGCGGCGTCGCCTCAAGGCCGAGATTCCCGATATGGTGCGGCGCGGGGGCGGCTACCGTGCAGCGTTCGCTTAAACGTCATGGCTATCTCCTACCCGCTTTCTCCGCCGTCTCCGTTCAACCTTTCGCGGCTTTCGCTTACCGGCGTCTCGGCGACCTCGCGCAACACGTCGCCGTTTACGATGCAGACCCAGCAATACAATTGGCCGGGACAGGCATGGCTCGGCTCGGTCGATTGCCCGCCGATGGTGCGCGCGGATGCCGAGACCGTGATCGCGTTCCTGCTCGCGGCTCAACGTGGCACGTTTTATTTCCAAGACTACGCCAACCCGACGAATCGCGGGGGCGTGACAGGGACGCTGACGGTCACGACCGCAACGGCCAATGAGACCACGCTGACGTTCGGCGGCGCCACCGGCTCGTTCGCGCTCGGCGATTGGCTGCAAATCTCGACCTCGCTTTACAAGGTCATCCAAGTCAATTCGTCGTCGTCGGTTGACGTGTTCCCTGTGCTGCGTTCGAGCTACGCCGCCAGCACGCCGATCACATACGCAAACGCAAAGGGCGTCTTCCGCCTCGCATCCGGTTCGACCGAGTGGTCGATCGACCTCGCCTCGATTTACGGGATGAACTTCTCAATCATCGAGGACGTAGCATAATGAGCATTACAACCGCAGGCCGCACGATCTCGGCGAGCATGGTCACGGAGGTAACAACTGCGCAGCTCTCACCGATACTCATGGCGGAGCTGAATTTCTCGACGCCGCTTTATCTTTGGAGCGGCTACGGGACGATTACTTACAACAGCATCGGCTATCTCGGACTCGGGACGCTCGGCACAATCTCGCCGGTTGAGGAGACAACGGACCTTTCAGCGCGTGGCGTAACTATGCAGCTATCTGGGGTGCCGACGGCGATGGTTTACACGGCGCTGACCGAGGACTATCAGGGCCGGACGTGCTCGGTAATGTTCGGCGCGCTCTCGCCGACTGCGGGGCTCATCGCTTCGCCGATCACGATCTTTGCCGGCCGAATGGACGTGATGCAAATCAGCGACGACGGGCAAACGTCGCTCATCACCATGAGCGCGGAAAACAAGCTCATCGACTTCAAGCGGACTCGCGAACAGCGCTACACCGACGAAGATCAGCAAACGCTTTTCCCGACTTACGCCTCTATCACTTTGCCGGATCTCGGATTGGAGTTTGTTAACGCGATCCAAGAAAAAACGATCTACTGGGGCAACCAGAACACGACCAACGCGTCGAACTGGAATGGTGGCAGCGAGACAACGCAGCCCGACGACTAATGAACCGCGTTGAAAATTGGCCGAAGCTTTTGGCCGCGTTCATCGACGAGCGGCGCGAGGTTCCCTTTGCGTGGGGAAAGGCCGATTGCTGTCTGTTTGCGGCCGATTGGGTGCGTTTGGCTACTGATCTCGACCCCGCCGCTGATCTTCGCGGCAAATACGATTCTGGGCTCGGTGCACGGCGCATAATCAAACGAAGCGGCGGGCTCGGCGTAATGGTCGCGCGCGCTTTGCTCCCGCTTGGATTCCGTAGGGTCTCGCTTGCGCTCGCTGGACGCGGGGACATCATCGTGCGGGACTCTGGCGACGGGGACTGCGCGGGCGTCGTGATCGGCACGCAATCGGCTTTCGTGGGTCGCGATGGGCTGAGCTTTATCAACACGCAGATGCAGGCCGACGCGCGAATTTGGAGAATTTAACACCATGCCGAGCCTACTCATCAACGCAGCGTATTACCTTTATGTTGGCGTCAACACGGTAGCGGGCGCCGTCGTGCTGAGTCAGGCCGCAGCGATCGCCGTCGTGAATTTCGTGGCGCTTACAGCCGCCTCGATGGCCGCGTCAAAGCTCCTTGCGCCCAAGATGCCGAGCTTTTCCGACGCCTCGCTCTCGGAACGCGCGCAAATGGTGCGCTCGCCGATTGCCTCGCGCCAAATCATTTACGGCACAGCGAAGGTCTCGGGCGTGGTCGTTTACATTTCAACGACCGGAAACAAAAACGAAAACCTGCACATGGTTGTCGCGTTGGCCGGTCACGCGGTCGAGGAAATCGGGAACGTGTATTTCGGGGAAGACCTGGCGCTGACCGGCTCTGGCTCATCAGCGAATCAGGGCCGCTTCACAGGAAAGGCTCAAATCTACAAGCAGCTCGGCAGCTCGACGCAGGTCGCGCAGCCTCAACTCGTGTCCGCGACCTCGGGACTGACCGACGGAAAGTGGACGGACGCCCACCGGCTGCGTGGCATCGCTTACATTTACGTCAATCTGACGTGGGACACGGAAGTATTCACGAACGGGATACCGAACATCTCGGCAATCGTGAAGGGAAAGGTTATCGCTGACCCGCGAAACTCTACGACGGTGTGGAGCGCAAACCCTGCGCTCTGCTTGCTCGACTATCTCAAGAGCGATCTCGCGCTCTCGATGAACGACACCGAGATTGACGTAGAATCATTTAAGGCCGCTGCGAACATTTGCGACGAGCAGGTGCAGGTGCTTCCGGTCTCGCCGGTCACCAACGAAAACCGCTACGAGTGCAACGGCGTGCTCTCCACGAGCGAATCGCCAGACTCTAACATCGGCAAATTGCTTAGCTCTATGGGCGGGCTCATCGCCTACTCGGGCGGCAAGATCGTGCTTTACGCGGCTGGCTACCGCATCCCGACCGTGACGCTGACGGAGAAGCATTTCGCAGGCGGCATGAGCGTGCAGACGCGGACGAGCGCGCGCGATCGCGTGAACGCCGTGAAAGGTGTTTACGTCTCCGAGGCAAATCAATGGCAGGTCTCGGACTTCCCTTCGATTGCGCCATCAGCCTACTACACGGCCGATAATAGCGTGCGCTACTGGCGCGACGTAGTGCTGCCGTTCACGACCTCCTCGTCTTGCGCGCAGCGTCTCGCCGTCATCGAGCTTCGCCGAGCGCGCGAAGAAATCACATTCACCGCGCGCTTCCGACTCGAAGCGATGCAGGTCCGCGCAGGCGATACGGTGATGATCACCAATGCAAAACTCGGGTGGTCCGCGAAGGTATTCGAGGTTATGGAGTGGCATTTTACGACCGAAGGAAATCCGCCTAACATCGGCGTCGAGATGACGATGCGCGAGACCGCTTCAACTGTTTACGATTGGACCGTTGCCGACGAGGTTGCGGTTCCAGATTCACCGAATACGACGCTACCGAACCCCTACGACCTGAGCGCGCCGAGCGGCCTCACGCTGACGGCTGACGGCACCACGCAGCTCATCCAAGCTGACGGCACGGCGCTGCCGCGCATCCTAGTGGCGTGGACCGCGCCCGCCGAGGCGTTCATCCAATCGGGCGGCGTAGTGGGCATTGAATACAAGGAGAGCACGTCAGCCACGTATCTCACATGGAGCCGCGTCGGTGGAGATCAGACGCGCGACTACATTTCGAGCGACGTGAAGATCGGTCTGACCTACGACGTGCGAATTTTCGGCGAGTCTTATTTTAACGTATCGACGAGTTACCTCACGGCGCAAACAGGCGTCGCTAAAGACACGACCGCGCCCGTAACGCCCACCGGCCTCACCGCCGTAGTCGGCACGGGCCGCGCCGTCTCCCTCGACTGGAACGACAACACCGAGCCCGACTTTTCGGAGTATGGCATTTACCGCAACACCACGGCGGTCACGCCAGCGAACGCCAACACGAACAAAATCGCCGAGGTGCGCGCGTCGCGTTTCGTGGATACGGAGGTGACAATCGGGACGACGTATTATTACTGGCTTAACGCTTACGACACCGTGGAAAACGTGTCAGGGTTTACCAACTACGTCCAAGCGACGCCATCGGTCATCACCGCTGGGCCCATCGACCCGACGCCGCCAGCCCAGCCCGCAGCGCCAACGCTCATCAGCACGACGGTCTATCTGTCGAGCGACGGCGGTTCATTCGCCCGCGTCTCGCTGACTGCTCCACCGCTTCCCTCGGGCGCGGTTGCTCTCGATGTGCTCTACCGGCGCACGGGCGCGAGCGATTACATCGTGGCGAATCAAATCGCGTCGTCGGTGTCCTACGCCGTGTCGATTGACGATCTCTCGGTTGGCGTGCCCTATGAGTTCGCCGCGCGCGGGATTTCGTTCTCGGGGGCGATCTCGCAGCTTTCAACCGCGCTGAGTCAGAGCGCGCCGAGCAACACGACGCCACCGGCTGCGCCGAGTGCTCTCACGTATGTCGCAGGAAATGACGCCGCGTTTTTGAGACCGCCCGAAACGAGCGCGGGAGACGTGACCTTCTCGGTGCGGGTAAACTGGACTGCATCCACAACGAAAAGCGTCGTCGGATACGAGATAGTGGCCACCAATACTGATTCGGATGCAGCAGCAGACGCCGCGGTTGCGGCTGGGGTTTATTTCTCGTCACCAATAGCGGAGGAAATCATTTCCAGAGTGGTCCCTGCAACCGCCTACGTTCGCGTTCGCGCGGTCGATCGCAGCGGAACGAGAAGCGCGTGGTTCGGGGATAACGTGAATCTCAATTCTCCTACGACATATTGGGGCGTAGCGGCTGGTACAATGATGAATCAGGAGGCGAACGCCGTCGCAATCAGCGGCGGCACGGCAAGCCTAACATCGGTAACGGCATCAACCGCACGCGCGGCCTCTCTCGTCGTCGCTCCCGCAGCCGCAACAAATCCGCGCGCGCAGCTTGCGCTCTACGCGGGAAGCGACGTGAAAAACATGACGGCAGGGACGCCGACCGACACGCTCGATGTGGACATTACAAACCGAGGATTCACGGCGAAGCCCGACTGGGGGCTTATCCAGATTTATGATACAAACTACCTCGGCGTTTATGATTTCGACACAAGGTCGAGCAGCACAAACGCGCGATTCGTTCTGTTCTCCGTGGACGGCGGGAACCTCTCAACGGGCAATCGCCGCTATCATTTCATCCTTGGCAAATACACCTGACGCGCTCGACGTATGACCGCAGCGGATACGAGTAAGGGCGGCGCAATTACACTCTTGCCAACGCTGCCGATTTTGCTCTCCTCGCATCACCATGCGGCGGCGAGGGCTGAGGCTAACCGCAAGCCCGCGAGCGGATTTACCGCTGCGCGGGCTTTCTTTTGCGCAGATTCCGAATCCATCGCCAACATTTGATTCGTTTTAACTGACGCAACTGCAACGGCTTAGGGAAGCAGCAGGACAAAATACGCAATTGTGTTTACATCGGGTCGGCAATCGGAGAGAGTTTTCACGTCGGAAGGAATTAACCCAACGACCAACTCAACCCAAAACAAAATGAAAAACACCATTCAGACCGGCCAAATCCTTAAAGCCCGCAGCGTTTGCGATTGGGACTGCATCTTCTCGGTGGAAGTGATCGAGCGCAAAGGCTCCTTTGTTACCGTCAAAGCACAGGGCAACGTGAGCCGCAAGAAAGTAATGACCGACGATCAAGGCGAATACGTTTTTGCGCTCGGCAAATACTCGATGGCCCCGATCTTCCGCGCGATCTCAGGGGGTGCCGCATGAGCCCCACCGCCGCCCTAACCCGCGCGCTGGTCCTCGCGCTCACCGCGCCCGACCAAGAGCGCGCCGACCGCGCAATCGCTCTCGCCGAAAGCATCGGCGCGGGCTGCACGCCACGACAGATCGCAACCGCAAAGCGCAACGCCTCAAAGCTCACGAAATGAAAACCAATACACCGGACACCATCTCGCTCGACGACGCCTTCGCGCAAATCGACGCGCGCCGACGCGCTGAAAACCCCTGGACGCCAGCGGATGAAGCCCGTTACGCCGCGCGCAGCGCAGCAGATCGCGCCGCGTCAGAGGCGTGGGCGATTGCGAATCCAGCCGCCGACGAGGATGAAGAGGACGACGAGGATGAAGAGGACGGAAAGGACGAAGCATGAAAACCACGCTCCTCCTCCTCGCGCTCGCAGTCACAGCGCAAGCCGCGCCACCGCCCTCCTTCTTCCGCGCGCTCCACGTCGTCGAGACGAGCGGGCGCACGGGCCCAATCCTCGGCGACGGCGGCAAGGCGCTGGGACCTTTGCAGATTCACCGAGCCTATCACACCGACAGCCGCGTGGCCGGCGACTACTCAAGGGTGGCTGATCTCGACTACTCGAAGCGCGTGGTGAGCGCCTACCTTCAACGCTACGGTCCGCAGGCGTGGGCGGCGGGGGACGTGACTACGCTGGCGCGGATTCACAATGGTGGACCAAAAGGCGCGAGCAAGCCCGCGACCGTGGCCTACGGCGACAAGGTCGCGCGCCTCACCAAATAAATTTCGGAGCCACCCGATTGCCAAGGCCAACGAGCCCGACCGTGGGCGTGCGAAAATACGCGGTCACCAATCAGCAACAAAAACACACACAGGACGACAATGGAAAACGACGACGACAACGAAATGCTCTGGGCCGCGCAAGACCTGCGGACCATGACAAGCTGCAAAGCGGAAATCGCGATCTCGCGACGAGTGACAATCAAACCGAACGCGATCAAAGAAAGCTGGGACTACCAGATCACTTTCGGCGACATCCTCAATCGAGGGGCGTGGCGATGGGAGTGCGCGCAAGCCGATACGCTGGAGGCCGCGATGGACATCACCCGCGCTCAGATCACCGCACAGGGCGACGAGAAGGCGCGCGAGCTCCTGCAATTGAAGGACGCCGCCGCTAAGCTCGGGCTCAAGCTGGTGGAGGCCACGGCATGAACCTCGAACTCATCCACGCGGAACTAATCCGCATCCGCGAAGCTCTCGAAGCGCGACCATACGCCGCAGGCGCGCCGGCTGCAAAGCCTGCACCGACCAGCACGAAGACCGACGAGGTGCCGCTGCCGACCGAGGTCATCGCAAACGCGGGCGAGGTGCAGGTGCACTTCGGGAAAAACAAGGGCGTGGCGCTTTCGTCATTGGGCGACCGCTCAGTGGCATGGTATGCGCAGGAGCCAGAGCCGCGCATCGGGAACAACGGCAAGCCGTTTCCGCCGCGACCCGAGGACGTGCTACTGCGCAACGCGGCGCGGACGCTTATTCACCAAAAGCGCGGGACTCTACCGAGTGCCGCAGTTCCTACCGCTACCGCCGCAAACATCGACGAGGGCGACGTCTCGTTCTAAAAAGCAAAAAGCCCGTCGCGGAAACACAACCGCGACGGGCCAACAAAACAACACAACAACATCAGCCGATTCGTAAAAAATGAGCACAGAAAACACACAGTCAGTCACATCAACCGCCGTGGTCGAGACGCCAAAAAGCGTCACGACCTCAGCCCCAAAGCCTCTCATCAACTACGGCGCGCAGGGCGTGAAGCTCGCGAGCCTCGAAGACGCCTTCCGCTTCGCCAACGCAATCGTCGCCAGCGGATTCGCTCCGCGCGGTATGGAGAAACCGGAGGCGGTGCTGGTCGCAATCCAACTCGGCGCGGAACTCGGGCTCACGCCGATGGCGGCGCTTCAGAATACGGCAGTCATCAACGGCCGGCCCGCGATCTACGGCGACGTCGCGCTCGCGCTCGTCCGCGCATCCGGTCTGCTCGAATCCTTTAACGAGGAAGAGGTGGGCGAGGCCGGCAAGGACTCGTTCGGCATCCGCGTCACTGCAGTCCGCCGAGACGGCTCGAAGGGCTCCGAGACGTTCACCATCGGTGACGCAAAGGCCGCGAAGCTCTGGGGAAAGTCGGGGCCGTGGACCGATTACCCGCGCAGGATGCTTAAGTTTCGCGCGAGAGGCTTCGTGCTTCGCGACGTATTCGGGGATGTCTTGAAAGGACTTCGCACCGCCGAGGAGGTCCGCGACTATCCTGAAGAGCGGAACATTACGCCGCTCTCTGAAAAGGTTAGCGGAGGGCTCACGATGTCCATTACGCAAGGGGGTGGCGCATGAACACCGGAGAAATCAAAAACCAAGCAGTGATTAACAACGCCACCGAACAGTTTCGCAGCCTGCTCGAAACGCATTTCGTGGCAATCGCTCGCGCAGCCGAGGAGTCATTCGTCGAGGAAGAGAACCAGACCGAGCCGAAAGCAAAAGCCACGTTCGCTGTCGAGTGGGACGCGCTCAAGCACACGCCGACAGTCACGGTGAAGATCGGATGGAGCGTGAGATACAAGGACGAGACCGAGTCGATGGTGGACCCGTTGCAATCTAAGCTCGGACTGGTGGAGGACGCGAAATGATCTCCGAACCAAACGAAGTCTATCACGCGCACAGCGCGATCTCTCACTCGAAGCTCGAGCTATTCCGCCGCCGCCCCATCTCGTACTACCGCCGCTTCATCGCGAAGACGGTGGCGCGACCGGAGCCAACGGAAGCGTTTCGCATCGGCTCGGCGGCGCATTGCGCGGTGCTGGAGCCCACGACATTCTGGGATCGCTACGCGCTACGACCGGAGGGCATCGACCGCCGAACAAAGGACGGCAAGATTGCGTTCGCGGAGTTTGAGTCGGCGAACGCGGGCAAGACGATCATCACGCAGGATGAGGCGGGGTCGGTGCAGGAGATGACGGCAGCGGTGCAGCATCATCCGCTCGCGTCGCAGCTCCTCGCCGCAGGCTTACCGGAGTTGAGCTGGCGCGTCTCGCCGGCAAACTCGCTCGCTCTGCAATGCCGTACGGACTGGTTCAATTCGGCCGGCTGCGAGTTAAGCAGCGGGCGACCCTACGTCGCGGACCTCAAGACGGTGGAATCACTGGATGCAGATGCATTTCGCAACTTCGAGCGCGCGTGCTTCAATTTCGGATACCATCGGCAAGCGGGGTTCTACCTGCCGCTCATCACCGAAATCCTCGGATCGCCGGTGTTCGATTTTTATTTCATCGTGGTGGAGAAGGCGGAGCCCTACGGCGTCGCAGTCTATCGCCTGAGCGACGCAGCCACGGCGCGCGGGCACGACGAAACAATCACGGACTTGATTCGGTTGCAGGCGTGCATTAAGAGCGAGCAATGGCCCAACCTCCCGAACGACTTGCGAGAAATCGGACTGCCAAAATGGTATGGAGGCGGCGAATGAACTGGGTAACCGACACAGTTATCTTCGTGCTCGTGCTGATTCTGCTCTTCGTGACGTGGCCGATTCTTTTCGACGGAAAGGACGACGATGATCTCTGACGCACTAATCCTCGCCGCGATCTTCGCAAGCGGCGGGCTGATCGGATACATCATCGGCACGGCGCGAGGCCGCAAGCGCGGGCGGGACGAGCAATGGGTCGAGAGCTTCCTTGCCTACGAAAAGCGCGAGAAGGCACGACGGGAAACAGACGGACGATTCAAAAGCAAAACCAAATGAACAAACGAAAATCAGACGAGGCGAAGCGGATTCAGTGCGACGCTATGCTCGCGCAATTCATGCCCGTTAGAACGATCGCGCAGGCCCTTAGAATGAGCCGTGGGACCGTGAGTGAACGGGCGAAGCGCGCGGGGATGACGAGGCATTACATCACGGAGGCCGAGGTGCGGCTGCTGTTTAAGAATCGGATTGGAGGCGTCGCGAAATGAGCACGCTCGCATTTACAATCACCGGCGAGCCGAAGGGCCAGCCGCGTCCGCGAGCGTTCGCGCGGAAGATGGGCGCGGTTCACGTCGCGAGGTTTTACGACAGCGACGTGGCGGACGAGTGGAAGCGCGCGGTCCAGATCGTGGTCCTCGATGCAGCCATCGTGCACAAGTGGCCGCTGACGCTCGGGCCGGTCGCGATCTCACTGTGCTTCTCTATGCCGAGGCCCAAGTCGCATTTCGGGGCGAAGGGGCTCAAGCCGAGCGCGCCGGTGCATCACTCGGGAAAGCCCGATGCGGACAACCTCGCGAAGTTAGTGATGGACCAGATCACGAAGAGCGGGAAGGTCTGGCGGGATGACTCGCAGGTGGTCAGCCTACGCGTCGAGAAGCTATGGGCATCAGGGAATGAGTCGGGGTGCTCGGTGCTCATTGCGCTGGCGGGGATTTGAGTTTACATCGGGGGCGGAAGCTGAGAGAACGAAAACGAGGCCGTGAAAAGCCGAATCAGACATGACTGTTCAACCATCAATTTCCCGGCCAGTTTTCGCGAGGCGTGTCATGCGCCAATTTTCACCGCGAAGGCTGGTCGGGCTTTTGTTTTATGAATACCAAACAGACTAGTTACTCGGAGAAGTTACGCGACCCTCGGTGGCAGAAGAAGCGGCTTTGCGTCATGCAGCGCGATGGGTTCGCTTGCCGCGACTGCGGGGATAAAAAGAGCACGTTGCAGGTGCATCACTGCTATTATGAGAAGGGTGGCCCGTGGATGACGGATGAACGATTCTTGCTCACGCTCTGCCAGCCTTGTCACGAAGAACGCGGAGAATTAGAAGCAGATGGAAAGCGGATGCTCGGCATGATTTTTGCCAACGCAGAAAACTACGTGCAATACAGCCCGCTGCTTCAGTTCGTAACATCCATGTCGCAACACTGCGATAAACGTTCAGTTGAGCTGCGGGTCGTGGACGACGATGTTATTCAAGATGCCATCAACTTTGGTCGTGGCTTTTGCCAAGCAACAAAGGCTCCAAATGAGTAAGCGATTCACCGAAACCGAGAAGTGGCGCGACTCATGGTTTTGCGATCTCTCAACCAACGAGAAGCTCGGCTACATTTACATTCTCGACAACTGCGATTCGACAGGCGTTTGGGATGCCAACACAAAGCTCGCCGAGTTTTCGATTGGCGCAAAGCTCAAGTGGAACGATCTCGCTGAAAAGATGGGGCATCGCGTGTTCAAACTGAAGGACGGGAAGTGGCTAGTTACTCGGTTTATCGGCTTTCAATACGGGAAGCTGACTCCCGATTGCCGGCCGCATTTGCCTATCCTGCGTTTGGTGGAAAAGCACAAGGCGTCAGGTTTTCCGTCTGATCTCCAATCCTTGATTAATACCCTATCCAATAGGGTATCCAATAGGGTATCGGATACTGCACAAGACAAGGAACAAGACAAAGACCAAGAACAAGAAAAGGACCAAAAACAAGAGCTTGAGCTTGAGGCCGAAAAACGCGCTGCAAGTGATTCGAGCGCGATTACACCTGAGCAGATTTATTCGGCATATCCACGCAGGACTAAGCGACCTGACGCGCTGCGGGCAATCGAGAAGGCTTTACTCGATTCAGACATGACCGCTGAAGTCCTTCTGGGAATCACTCAAGCATACGCGAAGGCAACGGACCAATGGCCAAGCGATCAGCGCAAATTCATTCCCTATCCTGCGTCGTGGTTCAATGGAGAACGATACCGAGACGACCCGAAAGAGTGGCAAGAGAACGCAATTCCCGAATCAGAGAAATCCGAATACAACGAACATAACGCTTGGTAATTTCAACACAACACAACAACCCAATGAACACACCCACACCCCGCACCGCCACGCCGCCCGCACTCGCGGCAGCGCTCGCGCCTGATTCGGCGCTTACACAGGCGCAACAAGAGTCCGCCGATTGGTGGAGCGAGTTCTTCGCACGCCGCCGGTTTCCGCAGCGCGGCCTATTCTTCCTCGTGCCGGGAGTGGAGTTGGGTGAAGCCGTGATTCTTCACGTCCACAGCGGGCGCAAGTACGATTACGGCTTTGATCCCGGCGAGACATGGCGGCAGTCGCAGCAGATTTTCGCAGCGGCGCTACCGAGAGCGGATGAGGTATGTTTTCCCAGCGGCATAGACCCAGACTCGGCGCCGGTGCCGAATTTAATCGTGCGACCATGAACACACCCACACCCACACCGCGCACCGACGCCGCATGGTCATTGTCGTTTGACGGAAAACAACTCAGCGCAGGCCAAACCGCCCGTTCCCTGCGCGACTGCTCGCAGCAACTCGAACGCGAACTCACCGCACTCACCGCCGAGCGCGACCAGCTCCGCGCCGACTGCGAGAACGAGACGAAATGGGCCGCGCATTACCTAGCTCAGTCGATCGCGGACAAGTCACGCGCCGAGAAAGCCGAACGCGCTGAGACCGTCGCTATCGCCAATTGGAACGGCGCGCTGGAGCGGGCCTTGAAAGCCGAGGCCAACCTCGCCGCTGAGCGGGCGCGGTTGGACTGGTTGCAAGCGCAGGAGGTAAAGCGTGGTTTAGAAATCACCGAAGGCCGCGACGACCCGCTGCCTTTCCTCGTGCTGGGCGAAGATGGAAAGACGCATTGGGGCAACACATACCGCGCCGCCATCGACGCGGCGATGAAGGAGGGCGGCGCATGAGCACGTTTTTAAACGCGAGAAATGGAACGAAAGCCCGCAAGCCTCACCGCTGCTGCTTGTGCGGCGAACGCATCAACGTCGGCGATACGCAGGACAAGCGAACGGGTGGCGGTGGCGGCAGCGTGTGGACAATGCACATGCACCCCGAGTGCCACGCCTACGAACAGACACCTGGCGTCGTCGATCCAGACTGGTATGAGGACACGAGCGATTCGGCATTTAGTCGCGCCGAGGCAATCGCGAACATGAAGGAGGGCGCGAAATGAGCGCCTCACGCGCCGCATACTGGCGCGAATACAATCGAAGAAACGCCGCTAAAAAACGCGAGCAGCATGCGGCATTTCGCGAGCGGAACAAGGCTAAGATCGCAGAGGGAAAGCGCGCGGCTCGGGCTGCGGGGAAGGTCGCACCGCGCAAGGTGGCTGCGGTTCGCGCGGTGAAGCCAACGGTCGCGAAGCCGCGCACGGACGAGGGCAAGGCCGAGGCGCTGCTTACGCTGCGGGAAAAGTTCGCGGCGTTTCGGGCGGCAAAACACGGAGGAACAAATGAATGAGCTGGCACTTTTCGCAGGCGCTGGTGGCGGCATACTCGGCGGACACTTGCTCGGCTGGCGCACCGTCTGCGCCGTCGAGTGGGAGCCTTACCCCGCAAGCGTTCTTATGCAGCGACAGAATGAAGGCATTTTCGCGCCTTTCCCGATTTGGGATGACGTGCGAACCTTTGACGGACGACCTTGGCGCGGGCGTGTTGACGTGGTGTCTGGCGGGTTCCCCTGCCAAGACATCAGCGCAGCCGGCAAAGGCGCAGGAATCGACGGAGAGCGCAGCGGAATGTGGGCGCACATGGCACGAATCATTCGCGAGGTGGGACCGCGCTACGCTTTCGTGGAGAACTCCCCAATGCTCACTTCTCGAGGGCTTGGACGAGTTCTCGGAGACTTGGCCGCAATGGGGTATGATGCGCGCTGGGGAGTGCTCGGTGCAGTCGATGCCGGTGCTCCGCACAAGCGAGATCGAATCTGGATTGTGGCTCACTCCGACTTGCATGAACATCGAACCAACGGAAGGAAGGAGGGAGAGCAGGGAGTTATTCCGAGCGAGCATAGGCCGAAAAGATGCAGCAGGGGGATTGGCGGAACAAGTGGCGACACCCAAATTTTGGCCGACGCCACGAGCGGGGAATCCCGGAAGCAGACCGAACGAGAAAGGCGGGAAAATCTTAGCAGAGGAGGTTGCGATCACCGAAGGCCAGAGGATTCGTGGCCGAAAGACTTGGCCCACGCCAACTGCGCACAATGCGAGGGAGTGCGACGCGCCATCAGAAGCGACCTTGAACACGCCGACCCTTACGCATCAAGCGCGTGGTGGAGACAAGACCCAGCCGAAGTATCTAAATCCGACGTGGGTCGAGTGGCTCATGGGGTGGCCGCTCGGGTGGACCGACTTAAAGCCATTGGAAACGGACAAGTTCCAAGCGTGGCGGCGCTCGCATGGAGGATTCTGAGCAAATGAGCACGCAACCGATGGCCAGCCTGCTCACCGGCGTCGTTCCTGATGGATTCTCGGGCACTCCGTTCGATGGTGAGGCCGCAACCCTTGCTTTTCTCTCCGAGGCGCGCAAAAGGGACGCAATCGCCCGTTTTGAAACCGCGGTTCCGCCGGCGATGCGAGAATCTGACTGGGGGCACGCGGGGATGCTCGCGAACCGTGCGCAGATCGAGCGGGTGCTGGCGCATCAAGTCGGGGCCAAGGGGCTGCTCCTTAGCGGCAGGACCGGACGCGGGAAGACGAGGTCGATGTGGGCGCTCATGCGTCGGCTGGCTCACGAGGAGGCGCGGGACATCCGCTACTTTCACGCGAGCGATTGGTTCGCGACGTTGCAGGGATGCCTGAACTACGGGCGCGACGATGCGCGGGGCTGGGTCGATGCGGTGGCGCGCAGGCCGATTGTGTTCATCGACGACCTCGGGCAGGAGGCGATTCAGACTGCGCGCTCTGAGTGGGCGATGTCGTGGTTCATGCGATTCCTAGACATCCGCGTCTCGGAGCGATTGCCGCTCTACGTCACGACGAATCTCGACGCGCATGGCATCGCCGAGCGCGGGGCTTCGAGCGTGCGGGGCGACCCGATGGTGCGGCGGCTCATGGAGATTTGCGAGCCGATCAAATTCGTTTGAGGCGAGTTGCGCGTTCGCCCAAATCGAGACTTGACACGCAACGCACACGGGCCGAAACCCCACGCGTGCGCGGCACAGAACACAAACCCAAAAGCATCAGCGGTCACGCGTGGGCGAAACACAAAAGGCTGAATTCACAGCTCACGCGGGGAGGCCGACGGCGGAAACACACAACATGGAAACGAACAACGACAACGAGCGGCGAGAGCTAGAGGCTTTGCGCTTCTCCTCGCGGGCTGCGCGGGCGATTACGACGCTTGAAGTGCAGCGGAAAGCGATCGGGCGCGAATACGGCGAGCGGATCAAGAAAATCAAGGCGCTCATTCTCATCCTGCAACAACGCGAGAGCCTCGGGCAGATGGGCATCGAGGGAATCGACGCGGTCGAGATTACGCCGGAGCTGAAGAAGCTGATTTACAATCCGGTCGGTGATCTGACGTGAACTCGATCACGGCTGCCGATTGGGCGATCAACTGCGTTACTACCTACGACGCAGCGCGCGGCACGGCACAGCTATCCTGCGAAATCATGGAGCGATTGGTCGAGATGCACGAGATGCGGCACACGAGTGCGGCGGACCTTTGCCGGCGACTCGGGACGCTGGCGGACCTGTCGCCGTCGATGTTCCTGACCACGGTGCGGCTGGGGTCGGGGGACGTGCACGCGGTGCGGCAGTCGTTCGCCGAGATGGCGGAGCAGACCGGCAGGACGCGGCAGGCGCTGCATTACGAGTGGGCGCACGAGGTGGCCAAAGTCAGGATGGTTTTCCCTGAGCTCGCTCAGCTTATGGCCGATTACCGGCAGTCAACGGATGAGC